TTTCTGTCGCCTATAGCGTTGTCGGACCGACTCACCAGGGCCGGATGGTTTTTGGCAATCTTAACATTCAGAACCCGAACCCAAAAGCCGAAGAGATTGGGCGCCAGCAACTTGGCGAGCTTATGCGCGCTATTGGACTGACCCAGGTTACTGACACCGATCAGCTTATCGGCGGTACGCTGACTATTAAGCTGGCTGTCACCAAATCAGAGCAGTACGGCGACGGCAACGATGTTAAGGGCTACAAAGCCGTGGCAGGCGGCGCGCCTCCTATGCCTGCCGCTAGCACTACTGCGCCAGCATCTGCACCCGCAGCAGGCTCTGCGCCACCTTGGGCCAAGAAGTAAATAAAGGGGGCGGCTACGGTCGCCCTGTCTTTGATCAGGAGGCGAAATGACAACAATACCAGAAGCAAAAAACAGCACAGTAGCGGCGATTAACCAGTTACATGAGGACAGGCCAGACGGCACTCGTGCGCACCTTGGCGCATCACTACTAGGTCATCCATGTCACAGGTATCTGTGGCTATCGTTTCGATGGGTAGCGCGGGAGAAGTTTAGCGGCAGAATGCTGCGATTATTCCGGCGCGGTCAGAATGAGGAGGCTATTGTGGTTGATGACCTTCGCGGCATTGGTTGCGTAGTCGATGCAGAAGAGGACGGGAAGCAGTACCGCGTAGACTTTGGCAATCACGTTAGCGGGAGTATGGATGGCATCGTGCAATCTGGCTTGCCAGAGGCAGAGAAAAGCCCGCATGTGCTTGAGATAAAAACTCATAGCCTGAAGTCATTCAAGGACGTATCGACCAAAGGCGTGCAAGCCTCAAAGCCGCAGCATTATGCCCAGATGCAGGTTTATATGCTGGGCACAGGCATTCACCGGGCCTTGTATTTTGCCGTGTGCAAAAACGATGACGCGCTGCACGTCGAGCGCATAAAGTTTGATAAAGAGGCGGCGCAAGCATACGTTGATCGCGGCCACTGGATTGTATCAAGCGACCGGATGCCAGAGCCAATAAGCGCAGACGGTAGCTGGTATCAGTGCAAATTCTGCTCAGGGCATGACCTGTGCCACGGCTCAAAAACAATTAAGGCGCAAGACGTTAGCTGCCGGACTTGCGCGCATTCAACAGCAGAGAAAGATGGTACATGGTCGTGCGCAAGATGGGGGGTAGAAATACCCAGCCGCGAAGCCCAAGTTGATGGGTGTGATGATCATGTAATTCATCCGGATCTAGTGCCGTGGCAGATGAAGACTAGCGATGACGGGTTAACCGCTACCTACACCATTGAAGGCAAGCCGGTCAAGAATGGTGTCGGCGGCATGCTTAGCACTGACATACTGAAAAGCCCAGGCATTGCGTCTGATATATCGCCAATAATAGAGCGCTTTGATGCCAAGCTGATCGGGGTGACGCATGTTACGTGAATATCAACAGCGCAGCATAACAGACCTTTATAGCTGGTTTGGCAAAAACGAAGACGGCAATCCTTGCCTAGTCCTGCCAACTGGCAGCGGTAAAAGCTGGATCGTCGCTGCGCTGTGCCGTGACGCTTTGCAGCAATGGCCAGAAACAAGGGTTTTGATGCTCACCCATCAAAAAGAATTGATAGCGCAGAATGCTGAAAAAATGCGCCTTGTATGGCCCAATGCGCCGCTTGGCATTTATTCGGCAAGCCTTCGCCGCAAGGATGCAGGCGAGCCAATCACGTTTGCCGGTATTCAGTCGGTGCGCGGTAAGTCAGACATTCTGGGCCATACGGATCTGGTTATTATTGATGAGTGCCACTTGCTAAACAACGAGCAGGCGGGAGGATATAGGACGCTCATAAGCGAGTTGCTAAAAATTAATCCAGCCCTTCGCGTGATTGGCCTGACTGCTACCCCGTACCGGCTAGGACAGGGCATGTTAACAGAGGGCGATGACGCGCTATTTAGTAGCCTGGTTGAGCCGGTCAGCATCGAGGAGCTATTAGCTAAAGGGTTTTTGGCCCCGCTTAGGTCAAAGCGAACAGAAACGCGCTTCGACACTAGCGCCGTCCATAAGCGCGCTGGCGACTTTGTAGAGTCAGAGCTGGCCGCTGTTATAGATACCGAGATGGGCAACCGTGACGCCGTACAGGAGATTGTCAGAAGGGCTGAATCTCGCCGGTCATGGCTGGTATTTTGCTCAGGCGTAGAGCATGCCGAGCATATCTGCGATGAGCTTAATTCACAGGGCGTTATATCTGAATGCGTCACAGGAAAGACAAAAAAGTCAGAGCGCGAGCGCATTCTCAAGGAATTCAAGGAAGGCAAAATAAAGGCAGTTACGAACGCCAACATCCTGACCACGGGCTTTGATGCGCCTGACACTGACCTGGTTGCCATGCTTCGTCCCACAATGTCGCCTGCGCTTTATGTGCAAATGGCAGGGCGCGGGCTTCGGCCCAAGTCGCATACTGACCACTGCCTAATATTAGACTTTGCTGAGAATGTTCAAAGACACGGACCAATAACCAACGTCAGACCTCCCAGAAAGGGAGGAAAGGGAGGCGAAGCGCCGGTAAAGGACTGCCCTGAATGCTTTGAAATTGTGCACCTATCGGCAAAAGTTTGCCCCGGATGCGGTCATTTGTTTGAGTCGGAAAAAGATGAGCAGAAATGGCGTCTAGCTAATGACGACATTATGGGCCTGACCGGAACAAAAATAGGCGTAAGCAAATGGAAGTGGGCGCGCCATGTAAGCAAAGGCAGCGGAAAGGAAATGATAAAGGTGACTTATTACGGCGCGCTTTCAGACAAACCGATAACTGAATACCTGACGATACTGCATGAAGGGTTTGCCGGTAACAGGGCAATGCAAACATTATCAACGATTGCTACCTGCTCAGGCGCAAGCATACACGATGACCTTGACGCGCTATGCGAATCCCTTAATACTTCGGCCCATCCGGTGATGCTTGAATACCGCATGGATGGTAAATTTCCAACAATCTTGCAAAGGAGCTGGACAGATGAGCATAACAGAACCGCCTGAATTGATAGCCTGGCGCAAAAGCTATAGCGCGCCTATGCCAAAATGCTGCCATACCTGTTATCACCTTACTGATGCAGGATCGTGCCGAGCATATTTAATGGTGCCGCCTGATGAATTCAAGGTTGTCTTCGATCAATGCGAAAAGTGGGAGGAAGCATGCCCATTCTAAAAGATAATAACGCTGCGCCTGCGCATGTTCCAAGCGAGCATATTGAGCAGGCTGAATTTGTATCATGGTTCCGAAAAAGCTTTGCCGGCGTGCGTATATTTGCCATACCTAACGGCGGTCATAGAGGCCAAAGAGAGGCTACCAGGCTAAAGGTAGAAGGCGTTTCCGCTGGCGTGCCTGACCTTTACATACCCGAATGGCGGCTATGGGTTGAGATGAAGCGAACAAAAGGAAGCACCACGTCAAAAGAGCAAAAGGATTGGCACGCTTATCTGATTAGTATTGGCGACTATGTTGTGATTCCAAAGGGCTGCAAGCAGGCTATTGCTATGGTTGAGACATTCCGACGAACGGTAAACACAAGCCCGCGATAATGTGCATAATGGGCGTACACACACAAAGGATGGAGAAATGACAGACTACAGCGATATGACCAGAGGCGACGCTATTGAGCGTTGTCGTGTGCTGGAGGCTCAAATGATGATGCTGGTTCGGGCAGCAAAGACGGTCATGTCCGGCCTTAATGATCGGCTGGATGATGCGGCAGAAGCCTGTGATCTGATGCCGGTATTCGACGGCATAGCCGGCTTGCATGACGCCCTCGCAGCCTTCCCCAAGGAGGTGCAATCGTGAGCATCGAATACATAGTCGAAGCGTACAAGGTGCCTGCAAAGGTCTGCGGCAGGGTCCGCTATACGGGTTACGGGGTGCCTCAGTGTGGAGTTATCACCGGAACACGCAATGCTCACATTTTAGTGCTAATGGACGGGTCTACCGAAGATCGCCCTTACCACCCAACATGGCAGATGGAATACCTGCCCGAGGATCAAAAGCCATGAGCGCAATACTCCGAGCATCACCGGTCGAGATTCGCAAATCCATGCAAGCGGCCACAGAAATGGCACGAGCAGGGATTATGTTCATACCTGTGCCGATCTTTGTGGCAGGGCATGGGGCAGCGACTAAAGCGCTTGTAGAGGCGCGAATGAACGAGTTGGCTGAATTAGTGGAAGGAGAAGCCCGTGAGCGATAAGCCGGAAGTGGTTGCTTGGATCTGTCAGCACGAGGATACGGGCACAGTTGATTTCGTAGACACCCAACAGATTGAATGGGGATTCGAGAAAAACAACCCTCGAATACAAGTAATTGCTCCTTTAATCCGCCTATCCGACCACGAAGCCGCTATCGCAGCAGACAAGGCGCGGATAGATGAGCTTGAGCGGAGCAGCATAGCATTGATCAATGCGGCGAAGGCTTTACGAAAAGAAACACCATCAATGAGCTGTGAATGCTTTCATCACAGCAAAGCGGACCGGCACGAAAGCGACGAGGAATGCCCACCCTTTGAGCGATGGTGCGTCGCCGCTCTAAACCTGAATAAAGCACTAGCCCAGCAGGGCAAGGGAGGTGGGGAGTGAGTAGCCAACTGATCCACCTGTCGTTCTGCAAAGCTTACCAATTCAAAGGCATTACGTTTGAATGGCACGACTACTGCGGGCCTGCCTTCCTG